GCTCTGTTTCTTCTTCGGTAAAGGGGAGAGGTTCTCCCTTTGAGAGCAGGGCGGCTATGGAAAGTATAGCCCTCGGGGGCCAGCTCAATCGCGGTAACGCTCTCGCCAAACGTAGAGGCCCACGCATCAAAATTCAGCAGGCCTTCCTGCTCCAAAAGCCCATATTGCAGATACCTCATCATGATGTACATTTCAGTCATCGAATTGGAAATCGGCGTGCCGGTAGCAAAGACAATGCCGTGCCCGCCGGTCAGCTCGTCCATGTACATGCACTTCATGTACATGTCGCTGGCCTTTTGGCTTTCGGTCTGTGAGATACCGGCCACGCGGGTCATCTTAGTGGTAACCATTGCGTTTTTGAAGTAGTGCGCTTCGTCCACCATCAGACTGTCCACGCCCAGCTCCTCAAAGGTGATGACGTCATCCTTGCGGCTCTGGTCGTTGAGTTTGTCCAGCTTCCGTTGCAGCTGCTTTTTCATGCGCTCCATCTGCTTGATGGTAAAATTCTCGGCGCGCTGGGCCTTCAGTGCAGCGGTCTGTGCCACTACATCGTCGATTTGCTTTTGCAGGTACATTTTTTGCCGTTCATCGGAAAGAGGTATCTTTTCAAACTGACTGTGCCCGATCACAATAATGTCAAAGTTGCCGGTAGCAATACGGGCACAGAACTTTTTGCGATTGGCTTTTTCAAAATCTGTTTTGCGCGCCACCAGAATTTCCGCGTTGGGATAGAGCAGCAGCGCCTCGGACGCCATCTGCTCGGTCAAATGGTTGGGCACAACGATCAGCGTTTTATTGCAAAGACCCAGGCGCTTCTTCTCCATAGCACTGGCGACCATCTCGAACGTCTTCCCAGCCCCAACCTCATGTGCCAGAAGTACGTTGTTGCCGTACAGCACATGGGCAATGGCGTTGCGCTGATGGGGCCGCAGCGTAATTTCCGGGTTCATGCCGGGAAAGCGCAGATTGCTGCCGTCATATTCCCGCGGGCGGATGCAATTGAATTTGCTGTTGTACAGGCTTACCAGCGCCTGCCGACGCTGCGGCTCCTTGAAAATCCATTCTTCAAACTTGTCTTTTATCAAGCATTGCTTTGCGTAGGCAGCCTCGGTGGCGGCGTGGTTCAACACGCTTTTTTTGTTTCCTTCTGCGTCGGTAATTGTGTCAAACACCTGCACAGGCCGCAGGTTCAGCGCAGCCTCGGTGATTTCATAGGCATTCTTGCGGTTTGTGCCGTAGGTGATGGTTGCCTTGATGCTGCCGTTGCCGTAGCGCTTGTTGGTGATGTTCCATTCACCGGTGAACGGTGCAAACAGAACCTTCACGGAAAGTCTTGTAGACAATGGCGGCTCCAGTAGCTCCATGAGGAAATCCTGTATGTATTCGGGTGGTATCCAGGTAGCACCCAGCCGCACAGCAATTTCGCTGGCGTCGAGGTCCTTCGGCTGTACCTGCTCCAGCGCCTTCACATTGACCTGATAGTCCGGGTCGGACGCTGCGGCCAGCCGGGCAACAGCCAGCTTTTGCCGCACATTGCCGGAAAGGTATTCATCTGCCGGCAGATAGACCGGTTCGTCCTGCTCCGGGTCACGGAAGATAACGCCGGTCAAATCGCGGATGATTTCGTCCTGCGCTTTTCCCGTGACCTGTGCCATGTAGAGAAGGTCCACATGGGCCTTCTCGGTTAGGCTCAGCACCAGCGCTTCATCGGCGGTATCCACATGGTCCACCACCTGTGCCGGGCGGATGGTCCGCTTCGTGAACATATCCGTCTTGCCCCTGTAATGGCCCTCGCTGTCGATGTCCTCCAGCGAGCAGAGCAGGAAATACCCGGAATCCTCACGGAACGCCGAAGCCGTGCCGCGGCTGTTGATTAGCCCATACATATCGTGGTAGGAATCATACTGGGCGGTCAACTGCGCTTGCAAAGCGGCAATCGTTTCATCGGGCAGATTGTCCAACTGCGCCCGAATCACCTCCCGGCAGGTATCCCGCAGGGGGACAAGCGCCTTGATGCGGGCTAACGCGGAGGTACTGGCCTTCACGGCGCGCATCTTGGAATTTTCGCGGTAATAAACTGTGTCGCCTTTAACAACATAGCTAAAATTTCGTGTGTCTGGGTCGGCATCGAGCGTGTTGCTTTCCTCCTGCGCGTCCTCCCGGTCATCCGCCAGTGTATACTCGGCCTGTAAATTGGCAAAAGCTGCATCAAGCTGACCTTCCAAAGGCGTGCCATTTTCCAGCGGTGCGCAGGTGGGGCGCTGTCCGTAGGGGCCGCTGACCATCTGCATCTCACCGCAGATCATCTCGGGATGGTCGATGAAATACCTGTTCAGCGGAATGCCGTTCGCGGTCTCACCCACATGAATCCACGGTACGTCCTGCTCCAAGACCCGCCCACGCTTTTGCAGAAACAGAATGTCCGAGGTGACGGTTGTACCTGCCAGCGCGGTAAAGGTATTGTTGGGCAGCCGCACCGCGCCGATCAAATCACAGCGGGCAGCCAGATACCGGCGCACGCTTTCGGACTTTTTATCCATCGTGCCGGAGGTCGTTATAAATGCCATAATGCCGCCGACGCGGAGCTTGTCTACGGTCTTGGCTAGAAAGTAATCGTGAATTTGAAAGTGCAGCTTGTCGTATTGGCGGTCCGTGACCTGATACTGCCCAAACGGCACATTGCCGATAGCCAAATCAAAGAAGCTGTCCGGCAGGTCGGCTTTTTCGTAGCCGCAGATTTGAATTTTGGCTTTCTGGTATAACTGCTGCGCGATGCGGCCCGATACACTGTCCAGCTCGACACCGTAGAGCTTTGCATTGTTCGTATCAAAGCTGCCGCTGCGGTGTCCAAAGAATGCACCCACACCCATGCTGGGCTCCAGCACATTGCCGCCCACGCAGCCCATGCGGGTCAATGCACGATACGTGGCATGGATGACGGCGGGCGGCGTGTAGAACGCTGTCAGCGTGGATTCCTGCGCGGCGGCATATTCCTCTGGCGTCAGCAGATCCTTTAGCTGTTCATATTCGCTGTGCCAGCTGTTCTTGTTGGGGTCAAAGGCATCGGCCAGACCGCCCCAGCCGAGGTATCCGGCCAGAACATCCTGCTCGGGCTCTGTGGCCGGTGTGCCGCGCTGTTCGATTTGCTTTAGTGTCCGAATCGCATTTAGGTTCGCAGCGAACTTGGCCTTTGCCCCTGTGGGAACCTCCGGCTCATAGGGTGCAAGGTAGTTGGTGGGGGCTTGCGCGGCGGACTCATCGGTAGGAAGGGCGTTTTCCTGCGGCTCGTGTTCTTCCGCCTCGTCGAGGTCTATTTCCATGAGGCTGTCAAAATCAAGATTGGAGAGTACTGCCTGGTTCAGATCATCGAGCGAGCCATACCGTTCCTGCGCGTAGAGAGTATCGTCCACCAGCTTGGTGACAGTGCAGTGCTCCAAGTCGGCATACACCTGAATGACGTGTTTCTCATCCTCGGTAGTGGTATAGCCCAAATCGATTCGCGTCAGGTCGGAAAAGTCAGGTTCGGTGATCTCAAATTCGTCCTTGAGATAATCCTCAATGTAGGATAGCGCCTGTTCCGTCTGCGTTTGCACAAGGGCTTCATGCTGCTGCTCGGAGAGCATCATACCGCCGTTGCGCGGGTTAGCGTCCAACTGCCGCTGAAACTCCTCCCGGCTGATGGCGCGCCCAAACAAGGGGACTTCCTCATCCCGCAGATGCACGTCAAACTGCCCGATGCGCTCCACGGTGAATCGGTGGTCATCCTCCAAGTAGACAACGCTGCCTTCGGCGCAAATCGGTCTGGTATCGGGTACGTTGCCGGGTTCATCGCGCGCCACACTGGCAACTTCACGCTGCTCGGCAGCCCATGCGGGATACTGCTCCAACTCCTGCGGCGTCAAAAAGCGCTGCATCTCGATGAGATAGGAAATGCGCTTGGCTGCGGCCCGCCATGTCAGCCTGCGCTCAAAGCGGCCTTCTTCATTTGTCAAAATCAGCTTCAATCCGGCAGGGCCGTGATCCACCCAGCCATGAGCACCGCTTTGGTAGTCCCATGACCTGCCGCCACTGCCGTATTCCTTCTTCAAAAAAGCGGCGTGGTCGCCCTGCATGGTGGTGAACTGCTGATAAATACGGAATTTACTGTTTTCAAAATTGCTGCCCGCTGCCAGGGCCATGTTGATTTCTTCGTCTGTGATAATGCTGCCGTCATCCATCTGCGGTGCATTGTACTCTGCAACAGGCAGGGCAGAGCGAATGACGGTTTCCTGCTTTTCCGGGGTGAGAAAATCATCCTTTTCCAACCTGTCATCTTCGATACTCGTCGGCGAACCGTCAGGCAGTTCAAAGGAAAGCTGTTCCTCTACCTGCGGCAGTTCCTTCGGGTCGATGGCCGCAATCAGCTCATGCTGTTCAATCAAGTCGTTCAGTGCATTGGCCACGGCACGCCACGGCAGTAGCGTTTCCGCGCTGCGTGTCAGATACGCGCCCTGCCAGACAAGCAGGCCGTTGTCCTGCCTGTGAAAGCCCACGCGGGTATCATCGGCCAGCAAAAGCTCTGTAAAAATATCCTTGTAGCTTTCCCGCACAAAGCGCAGCCGGTCGATGAGCAGGGGATTCTTATTATAAAAGGTAAGATATTCGGCGTTGGATGCTCGGGAAGAAGTCTCCGCAGCCAATAGCTGCGGCAGCAGCGTGGGCGGAAATTCGGGCAAAGCAAAAGCGGAGGGCGATTGCTCGCTCTCCGCCTGTGCGGGGGATTCTGTCAGATTTCGTACAGCATCGGAAGGACTGCTTCCTCCGCCTGCTTCTTCAGGCTGTTGGTCAGCTGTGCCCAGCCCAGCGGGTTCGTCCTGCGGTCCGGCATTGGGGTGGTCTGCATCAGCTCGCGCAGAGTCTTGTCCACCATCTGCTGTGCTGTCCGTCCGATTCGGCTGCAGCTCGTCAGCAGCGTGCCCTCCAGCATCAGCTGGTCGCAGAGCGTCGGCTCGTTCTGCTCCAGATATTCCAGACGCAGCCTCGCGTAGCGGTTCAGGTACGGGTTCGGCTGGTTCGGCAGGGAAAGGCTCGGAATCAGGTAGCCTTCGCGGTTCTTCGTGTACGTCATGGTGTATAGCCTCCTCTCGGCTGTTCAGTTGTGTTGGTGTGCTTTCATTATGAACTGGTTCGTGTGATATTGCAATGCTGTCGCGGTTTAATGGCAGCGCCTCGCGCCCAATGGCGTTCAGCATCGGTTCTGCGGCGGCCTGCAGATAGCCGCCCAAGCAGAGTGAAATCTGATAGGTGTCGAACTGGCTGACACTTTGAAATGCCGGATAATCCTCGTCCTGCACCGGCAGTCCGATTCGCAGCCGTGCCATGTAGACAGCGCTTTGTGTGACTAGTTCCTGCAGAAGCGACATCTGCTCGTCAGGCTGCGCCCATTGCAGCGTACTGTCCGCCACATTGCGTTCCAGCATGCGGCGGGCACGGTCAGCTTCGTTGGATACGCCCTCCTGCGCCAGCGCCGCCAGCCAGTCATCAGATTTATCTTGCAGAAGCAGCGGGCGCGTTATGTCTGTGACCTCCCACGGCCCGCCGGTGCGCGTCTGGCTCAATGGTGTGGTATCGCCGATGGCAAAAACAGGCTTTGTCACCGCCACACCTTGACGGCGTTGCAGCACGGTGATGCTTCTGCTGCCGCACATGACCAGCCGGTTTGCCTTCGTATTCCAGTATTCCATGCTGGCACAGGCTGCAGCGTCGGGCCGCTGGACGTGAATCAGCAGTTGGTTCAGATAGGTGGTGTGATAGTTGTGGGCGGCAGTGTACAAAAAGCTCTGCCACGCCTGCGGCGATGCTGTGACCCGCACGGCCTCCTGCCGGGCCAGCTGAAATATATCCTGCGGTTTCGGCATCTTGACACCTACCTTTCTAATTCATCTAAATTATGCTCCTGTCGCTCAACTTCCATATCATGAAGCTCGGGCAGCAGTCGGCTTACATCCTTAAAGCCAACTGCATCCACATACAGGGCTTCGGCTTTATCACCGCGCTCCATGACGATCAGATCACTGACGGACAAAGACGGCATATTGTTGGCGCAGGGGCGGTCATCATAATTGAAATCCCGGAAGCACTTGTCCGGTGTGTAGTCCCGGGGCATGTTGGCCACATAAGCACAGCGGTAATCGGTGGCCTTCAGCTTATTCTGGGCATAGTCATAATCCGTAAAGCGATATTCGCAGGTGTAATGTGGAATTTGATATATCAGCAGTCTGTCTAACTTATCACCCGGCTGCGGATGCTCCGGTTCAACATAACAGCCTCTTTTGAAGCACTGATTTGCATACTGCTGGATGTGGCAGAAACGACTGCCTACGTAAAAGTGCGTATCGTCAACTGTCTGCACATCTTTCACCAGCTGTGAACCATCTGCGTAGTTTTCAATGATGCGCTGCCCGTTGCGCACCCGAAACAACTGCTGCCCATCTCGGTTCAGAAAACGAGAAAATCGAAGTGCGCTGCAAAGCTCCGGTGCATTGGCCCACTCGGTTATGTGGATGTCTTTGCCAACATGTACCTTTGTGTGACCATTTTCTTCCGTGTAGTAGTGAGGCCGGATACAATCTACGCCAACTGTCGTCACAAGTTGTTTTGCCATATCAATGAGCTGCTTGTCATTGCGATCTGCAAAGGGGCCGCGGTAGTCATCACACAGGTAGTTGACACCGCTCCGTACCTGCATGATGGTTACTGCACCATCCGGGTCACGGCGGTCAATTCCAACAGTCAGGCGCGGGTAGGGAAGGTTGGTGCGCTCGTTCCAGGTGTACTCGTTGTTGTAGGGCATTTCTCTCAACTGCTGGTAGCGCTTCATCAAATCAGCAGTATTTGAAAAGAACTCCGTTGGAGCTTGTTCTTCAAACTGTTGCGGAAAGACATGCGACATGAAATCGGGAATCAGGTAATATCTGTACTCTGCCATTTCAACGCTCCAGACTGGGTTGTTTTTCCGGCATAAGATGGCGGGAGTTTCGTTCCAGAAGCTGCATGATGATTCCTACCATCTGTTCTTGTGTGTAGCCGGTGGGAAAGTAGCGGGCAATTTTGCTGACGCTGATGGTCAGCGTAGGGTCGCGGGGTGGTACACTGGGCTTTTTGGTGTCCATGATTTCCAACAGCTTGCCATGATCCAGCGCACCTTCCTTGCTGGCGGCTTTTAGTTTCTGTGCCTGCGACAGCGAAGGGGAGCAGGACTGGGATTCAATGTAATCGAGGAAATCATTCTGCTCGGTTGAGGTAAGGTAAGATAGCTCTACGGCAGGGTTGAATTTCAAACTGCCGTCGTCGACTTTCTTTTGCAGGTCGGGGACGAGACTGTTGAGACGAACATAGCGAAAAATCTGGTTTTTGCTTTCTCCAACCTTTTCTGCTAATTCGTCGCTAGAAGTTCGTGTACCGAAATTATTCCCAACTTGGGAATAATTTTCTTTGGAAGGTCGGCCACGCTTACGTTGTGCCGCATCAAGGCGCATCGCATACGCCCTTGCCTTCTCCATCGGGCTGATATGCTCTCTCTGAATATTGGAATCGACCATATCAATAATCGCCTGGTCATCATCAATATCCCGCACCTGAACCTTGACCCTATCCAGTCCAGCCCTCTGTGCAGCATGGAACCGCCTGTGTCCACTGATGATTTCATACCCACCCTCGGCGCGGAGGCGCACGGTCAGGTTGGTGAGCACACCGTTCTCCCGGATGCTGTCCACCAGCTTCTGCATATCCTCATCGTCGCGCACCTCAAACGGATGCCCAACGAACGGATGCAGCTCGGAAAGAGGCACCTCTGTGACCAAATCCCCGCTTTCCCGCTGCCTGTCGGCTTCTGAGGAAAACATATCATCGATTGAGGGCATCTTCATCGCGTTCAAAAACTTGTTCTTCGCGGCCATAGCCGGATACCTCCTTCGCAAATTCAATATAGGCCTTTGCACTGTTGCTTTTCGGGTCGTACAGAATCGTCGGCTCTGCATTGGCCTGGCTCTCCTGTACCTTCACGTTTCTGGGAATCTCCGTTGTGAAAACGTGAATCTTATTGCCGTAGGTGCTGCGGACCTGCCCGCAGTAGTGGTCGGAAACGTTCGTGTGCTCGGTCATCGTCAGCAGGATGCCCTTCACCCGCAGCCCGGGGTTGATTTTACGCTGCACATTCGCAATAGAGGACGTCAACTGCGACATGCCCACAACGGAGAATGGCTGCGCCTGCATCGGGATAATAATTTCATTGGCGGCGGCCAGCGCATTGGTCAGTAGCAGGCCAACAGAGGGAGAACAGTCGATCAAACAGTAGTCGTACTGATTGTTGTACTGCTCCAGGCAGGATTTCAGAAGCACCTCGCGGCACATCATCGTGCTCATGGCCAGCTCAAAGCCCGCCAGCCGCAGATTGGACGGGATAAAATCCACCCGTGCGGCAGCCTCCTTGCGTCCGGTCTGGTAGACACACTCCCGATTTCCAATCGGCTTCTCACAGGAGGTCTTCATCAGCAGCTCCGTAATGGTTTGGTCAAGGTCCTTTTCTGGTGGGATACCGCAGTAGCAGGAAAGATTGCCCTGCGGGTCAAAGTCCACCATCAGGACGCGGTAGCCCTGCTGGGTCAGGGCAATGCCGAGGTTATACGTTGTGGTCGTTTTCCCCGTGCCGCCCTTCTGGTTTGCGATTGCGATTGTTTTCATCTTGTTTCCTCCAAAATATCATCCATGCTGATGCAGTGTGCGCGGTATTCCTGCATGTATTGCACCAGCGTGTCGTTGTAATCCTTGCCCACCGACGGCGGGCGGTCCTCCACGGCTTTGCCGCTGCCCGCAAGGTGTGCAATTATATCCTGCGTTCGCGTCCGCCCTGCGTTGTCGTTATCCAGACAGAGGACGATTTTGCGGACTGCCGGGAAATACTTCAAAAACGCATCCAGCGCGGCATAGTCTGTGCCGCCCAGCGCCAGATAGTGGACGCTTCGCCACGGCCCGGTGTGCTGCATGAGCTTTAGAGACGCGCCGGACATGGCATCGATGGGCGCTTCGTAGACCTCAACCGTGTCGGCCTTAGTGCTGGCCTGTATGTAGAACGGGTAAATCTTCTTGCTTCCGGGAATATCACGCCGGAATTGCAGCTGCGTACAGCCGCGCAAGCTGCCGCCTTTCGCAACACCCTCACCGTCGCGCCCGACAAATACGCAGTTTGGGTGATTTTTGAAGCTGGTCTGGTACAAAATGCCCTCCTTACGGCAGAACGCCAGTACATTAGGGTGGATACAGCGCCCACGCAGATACGCCATAGCTGCATAACTGTTTGCGTCTGGCTTGGGCAGCTTGAAATCTCGCGGTGCTTCCGGTTCAGCGCGTGGCTGCGGCAGGCTTACAGGTTGGGAAGAATGAACCACGCCGTCTTGGATGCGGTTGATCTCCCGCACAGCCTCCACATAGGGCACCTTCTCGACGTCGATCAGATACTTCAGCGCCGTGCGCCCGCGCAGGCCGATGCAGTGCCAGCACCAAAGGCTGTCTTTGCTGATGGTCAGCGAGCTGTGTACCTTGTGGCGGTATTCCTTGCCCACGAGCTTCAGGTTTCCCGGCTCAACGAGTTTGAAGTAGGTCAGCAGGTCAAGCTCCTTCGCCCGCGCGATTTCTTCCTTCGTCACCCCGGCCATACTCTACACCCCGTATTCTGTTTTTCAATCTGTTTTCTGTATCGTTCTAATCAGTCTAATTACTATCAGTCTTATTTGCGTGTGATAATCACATCTCCAGAAGTGTGAAAATCACACTTCAAGAAATGTGATTTTCACATTTCTTGATTTATGACGAAACAGCAAAGTTTTTCACGTAAATCAAGCTGGGCTTTCCCAGCCCCTGGCGCTTGCGCTCAATGAGTCCTGCATCCTTTTCCAGCTCGAGCATCAGGCGGCAGGCCTTCTGGTTGGCACAACTCAGGGCCTCCATGATTTCCTCGGTGGTGAAGATGATGTAGACCCTACTCTGTTCATCCAGCCAGTGATTTTTGACCGACAGGCTCATGCGGTCCAGCAGGATACCGTACAGGACCTTTGCATCGGTGGACAGCGGCTTGAACTGCGGGTCTGTGAACAGCACCTTGGGGATGCGGTAAAACGAGAACTGCTCGGCCTGACTGCCGTAAAAGTAGTCAAATTGCATGGTTGCTTCTCCAAAAAGCGCGCACTCGAATAAGCCTGACAGAATACCGTGCTTTTGGCATCCTAACCGGGCCTTATAAATAAGGTTGTGTGTGGCATTTTACCGTTCCAGCTCCTGCTGGCTCTGGGGATGCTCGTGGGCATGGCCCCAGGTTTTCAGCAGAGAAAAAATCGTGTTCTGCATCTGCTCGGGCGTATAGCCGGGAGGGAAGAACCGCTGTACGTCAGATTGATTCAAGAAAAACTTCTGACGTTGATTGGGCTTCTGCTCGGTGAGCAGGGTATGCAGGTAGTGCTCCGTCAGCGTGCCGCTCTGGCTCATCTCCTTAAGGCGGCGGGACTGCACCAGAGAGGGTGTGGCCTCGCAAAGCTCCATCTCTGCTTGCAGCCAGCGCTGATGCTCCGGCGTCATGTAGGAAATCTCTACCGCGGGGTTGAACGCCATGCGGGATTCATCGACCATTTGCAGAATGGGGGAGATGAGATAGGTGAGGCGGATGTAGCGGTGCACCTGATTGCGGCTTTCATTCAACTCTTTTCCGACCAAATCGAGTGTTTGTGACTTCATCCCAACTTGGGATGAAGTTGCTCGGCCTTGGTGCTTGATAGCCTCGACCTTCATTTTATACGCAAACGCCTTTTCACTCGGCAGCACATGCTCCCGCTGAATATTGCTGTTCACCATTAAAATGGTAGCTTCATCATCCGTCAGCTCCTGCACGCGGACCGGCACCTTCTCAATACCCAGCTCCCGGCAGGCCTCGCAGCGGCGGTGGCCGCTGATAATCTCATAGCCGCCCTCGGGTCTGCTGCGCACGATCAGCGGAACAATAACACCGCTTTCCCGGATGCTGTCCACCAGCTCGTTCATCTCCATGTCCTTGCGGACATGGAACGGATGGTTGGCAAAGGTATGCAGCAGCGCAGGGGAGACGTTCAATTCCAGGCTATTCGGCATGATTTATCCCTTCTTTCCTTCCTTTATCAGTCATAAAGCAAAATATATTTATAAAATTCCGCGGAGTCAATAGGTTTACGCAAAAAAGATGAAATTTAATTTTGTTGCATAGCGGAAAGGCATTCTTTGAAAGCCATGTCGGCGGTTTTGTAGCCTAGGATTTTGCGGGGGAAGCTGTTCATCCATGATTCTACTTGTCGGACGGTGTAGGATGTTACTTTGGCAAAGTTCGTCCCTTTCGGAAACTGGCGGCGAATCATGCGGTTAAGATTTTCATTTGACCCGCGTTCCCAACTGCTGTACGGATGGCAATAGTAAATATGCGTGCGATTGCCCTTGCAGGCGATTGATTTTAGCATTCCTTCAAGGTCAGAAAATTCAACGCCGTTGTCTACGGTGATAGATTTAAAGATTTCGCGGAAAGCCGCACCGAAGCGCCGTTCAAGCCGATTCAAGGCCCGGACGGTGCTTTTTGCTGTCCTGTCCTGCATCAAGACTATAATTTCCTTGCGTGTCTTACGCTCGGTCAGCACAAGCAGGCAGCGGCGCGTGCTGTTTTTTGATGAATAGACGGTGTCCATTTCCCAGTGTCCGAACTCGTCGCGGGTGTCGATACTTTCGGGGCGGTTGTCGATGATCTCGCCAACAGGCGGGCGGGATGCCTTGCGTACCTTGTGATGCTTTTTGCCACGGCGGGCTTTTTCTGGCAAATCCTCGTTTGTCAGATTCAAAAACACGCCTTTTTCAATGTAGCTGTAAATCGTTTCGGCGCATACGGATGTTTTAAACGTGCGTCCTTCCAGCGCGGCGCAGGCCAGCGCGGCAGCGGGCGAACATTTCTTAGTCAAGATCGTATTTTCTATGTAGGCGGCAAGCTCGTGATCTTTACCGATTTTCAATTCTGCACCCTTGGCGCGAAGATTGTCTTGATAGTACTTTTCGGCAATGTCGGGGCTGTATGCGGTCTTATATTCGTATGTCCTGTAGTCTAAACGCTGGTACTCGCCCTTTTTGATTTCGCGGTAGATGGTGCTGATATGCACGCGCAGTTTGTCCGCAATCTGACGGTAGGTATAGCCGTCTTTCAGCCATTTTTCAATACGCAGACGATCAGTGTAGGTCAGATGTTTATACGCGCGTGCCATGGTTCAAGCCTCCCGTATGTGCCCACCGGGGCAGTATATCAACAGTTTTCAGCGCCTTGTGCAAGAGCAAGCAAAAATTCAAGCTGGCGGACTGACATTGCAGGACGGCCACAAAAGCCACGTGCGCATTCATGTGCGCAGGCATCCGCCAGCCATTCGGCTACAGTGTACCCATCAAGAAATATAGGATTTTTCATAGCACAGGCCCTCCCACGGCCTTGATTTTTCCCGCCAAACCGATTATAATAAAAAATAAGCAAGGGGCGGTTGTAGTCTCTTAGCGGTTAAAGGTTAGATGGTTACTTTTGAAGGGGTCTCCATCTGGCCTTTTTGTTTTTTAACTGCGTCCATGCGATGTAAAGGTTGAAGTATTGCTGTTTTGATTTCGGGCTTAACTTTTCAAACTCTTTACTTTTCATTTGGCGGTTCCTTTCTGTTTGTACCGCCCCTTGCTATGGTTTAATTATATCATGCGCATAACATAATTACAATAGTAATATTGCACAAAGATAATGCGCATTATCTGTACATGTTTTGTATTGCGCATTACATTCAAATGTGGTAAACTACCCTTAAAGGAGTGATTGCCATGCCCGGAAAATATAACGATTATCGAAACCAGTTCCAGCGTGAAAACTATGATCGCCTTAATGTTCCCGTTGCCAAGGGAACAGTCGCAGCGTTGAAAGAGTATGCAAAGCAAAAAGGCTATGACGGATATAGCGATTATATCCGCGCACTGATTCTTGCAGACAGCGGCATTGATACAACACGCAAAAAAGAACAATAAACGGAAACACGGCAGACCGCCCGCATGGGTTGTCTGCCGTGTTTGTTTTAGTCGTCGTCCACGTCGTCAGGGATGCCGTCACCGTCACTGTCGGGCACTTCCGGCAAGCCTGCAATGCTTGTCAGCAGAGACAGCAGGCCAGCAAGGGCGGATGCACTGACAACGATACGCCAGTCAACAGCCCCCAGAACGGCGGCACTGCCGATGGTGGCAATGGCCGTTTGTGCAACGGTCTTGATCGCGCGAACGGTAGCGGCCTTTGCAAGGGCACGCAAATACTTCTTCTTCATGTGTTCACTTCCATTTCTCCGCTATGTACGGGGAGACTTTCGCACGTTTCGACAATGTGCTTGATGGACGGGTCGCCATCTCCCAAAGCAACATAGGGGTCATAATAATTGCGCAGGGATTCCAGCCCGTAAGGCGGGATGTAGCCCTTACTTATATAGTGCAGGCCCAAATCCATGACTTGGCCGCGCAGAAGGGCTTTGACAGCGATTTTGACGTTCTTGTCCTCTGCCTTGGCTTCTTTCCTGCGGCCTGCCAGATAGCCTGCCAGAGCGCCCGCGCAGGCCGTCACAAGCGACGACAGCAGACCGGGCAGCATTCCGTTGGCGTTCAGGGCCGGAAGTGTAGCGTGAAGGGCGCAGGCATCAGCGGCGGTCTTGGCCGTCAGCACATCGCCCAGACCGTGGGTAAAATCGTGGATGTTGTAAAACTCGGTGCTGTTGCCCTGCTTATCGGCATCAATCAGTAGTGTCTCGCCGATGTTGGAAAGTTCGTATGCAAGGTTTGTTGCGGTGGTGGTCTTGCCGACACCGCCCTTTAAATTCAAAATGACGATGGTTTTCACTTTTTCTTGCTCCTTTTCTTCTTTGGGCGCTGTTTAGCTTTGGTACGGTCTTTGCCGGGCTTGGCGTAATAGTTCATCATAGTTTCAAAGCGGCGGTACGCACTGCCGCAGTGGCGTTTCTTGCTGTTGTTCACGTTTGGTAATCCTCAATAGACATTTGACCGGGTAGCTGGCCGGGTTCGTTTTCCCATTCCACGCCGATGTAGTCGAGTACGCGGCCCCATCCATACCAGTCACCATTTTCGTCACGACAAACATGGCGCATCCAGAATTCCCATTCTTTGGGGTTTGCGCTGCGCAGGCGATCAAACCGGTTTGGGCGCTGTTCCAGATGGATGCCGAAACCGCACATCGTACAGCCTGTGCGCTGCGCAAGGGTGGTGCGCAGCGTTCCGTCCTTGTCTCGGACAATCTCGCCATATTCCGCCGGGATGGGAACATTCAAATCAAGGGCCAGTTGCAAAATGTCTTGCCTGCTGAATATGGCGAACGGTGCGCTTCGGATGGTGCTCTTACCGTAGTAATTGCACCCGTGCATCATAAGGCTTTTTTCTCTGCGTCCGCCCTCGGATGCCATCAAGCCAAGATACGGAACGCTGTTGTGCTCCTTGGCCCAATCGTCGCAAGGCTTTTCTTTGAGATAATAGCAGCAGCGTTCGGACGCCTTGAACGGGGCAGCTTCATATCCCAGGGCCGCGCCCTCTGCATCTGCACCGCCGAACTTTTCAAGCCATCTTTGGCTTAGTTTCATTCGGCTGTTTTTCTGAAATCCACCATATTCGCCTGTTTCGCCCGTAATGATTGCATGGCGAACAGTGGCGTTTTTTGGTGTCGGGTTTTGTAACAGACTGATCTTGCCTGCAATCTCTTTGCTAAGCACGGGCCAGCCCAATTCTTCAATGACTTTGGTTTTCGGTTTCAGAGGTTTCAAGAAATACATGCGGGGTACGGGCGGGCAGGCATCGTGCAGGGCCTGTTCCTGCGCTCTGGTATCTGGGTCTGTGATGGTGTCGATCTCATCCTGCGGCAGGGCCATGTGCGCGCCCAGCCATTCCCGCGCCGAGTAGGTGTTTTCCATTTCGGCGGCAATCTGCTTGTGTACAGCCTGCACGCCTTTCTGTTCTAGGGAAGAACAACTGACACAGGGAACATGTACGCCGCACATTTCAAGGAAGTAATGCAGGGTGATGGAATCCAAACCACCAACTGATACGTGACAGTTCAGGCCCATTTCGCTGCATTTGTCCTGATAACTGCGGGCGACATTTTCCGCATGGCGAATTTTCTGTTTGTAGGTGTAGTTTTCCTGCATATAGCGGAAATTGCGAATATTGGCTTTTGCGCCGGTTTCCTGCATGATCTGCTGTACTGTTTTCATGGCTGGTATTGCGGTTTGTACCGCCCCTCCAAGTAATCCGTGATGACTGCGGCGGCAGCTTCCCAGCCCTTGCAGACTTCCACGGCATAACCGGCATCACGCAAGCGGGCAATCCACTGCTTCTGTGCAGCTGATACCGTACCGCCGCGCAGACGCTTCAATTCGATGTACAGGCCGTTGTACTTGGTGCGGATAATGGTATACTGGCCGCGATCAACGGAATCTATCTTCTGAACGCCGACAGGCAGGAAGATGTCCGGCACGCCGGATTTCACACCCATTGCGCGGAAGCGGCCCGCTTCGGCTTTCCCACGCTTGCCGCCGTTTGGGATATGGTACATAAGGGAAAGTTCTGGATATTTGCCGCTTTGGGCATCGGCCCAGCGGAACAGGCACATTTGCTCTACATCTTCGGTAGGCGGCGGCATGGTGTATTTAATATCCGCCATTGAATGCACGTCCTTTCTTTGTGGCAGGCGGCAGCGCGGCGTAATGATCGCGCGGGGCGCTGTCTGCCGGGGTTGTAATCAGTCTGTCGAACATAGGCCCGAAAAGCTGTGCAGGCGGCGGGAACGGTGCATCATTGTCTGCGGCCATACCGATGACGGCTTTCACGTCCTTTTCTGTGTAGCCACGGTCAAACAAGCTGTACACCTGTTTTCTTGTCTGCTTATCGCCCTGCATATTGATACCAGTAAATGCTTGCAGCAAGGCCATAATACGGGTACAGCTTTCACGCCTGTTTTCAACAGACTTTTCAACAGCCGATTTCTGGGGAAGATTATGTTGGGGGTTTATTTCATTTTGTCTAATATAATCTTCTGTGCAGAAACTCGGTTTCTGTTGTTTGTTATTTGGGTTTTTGTATGCGGTTTCTCCGTTTTTGTGTACGAAAACTAAACCGGCGCGGGGTGTAACCTCTAAAAGCCAGTATTCAACAATAATCGGTATTTCGCCTGTACGCCGTGCGATGCCGTCCAGATAGCGGCTTTGTATCGCCCGAGAAGTTAATATTCCGTCCGTTGTAAATAAGGCTTTGTCGAAAAGTCCTAAAGACACGCACAGATCAACGATTGCCCGAACTTGGGTTGACTTCAACCCGCCGCCCAGCTTGCGCGCTGTCGATGCGGCGTTGTCATATCCCCAGCGGTAGAAATAACCATCGGTGGCGTAGGCTTTTTGGCACAGGGCAAAGTAGACATAAAAGCCCGCCGGGCCTTGTGCATCAATCAAGTTGTCAATAGAGGTGTCGTTTTCGAGAACATCCACATCCCACGTCGAATAGTTCAGATTCCGCTTCGGCGGTCTGCCCATTCGTAATACCTCCGTGTGTGGATGTTACCCGCAAAACGTGCCGTCAGCGTCGTACAGCGCGGGATTCGCGCGGCGGTCACTCCATCCGTACTTGATGCCAGCTTCAACAGCAGCGGCCTGCGCGGGCGTAGCCGTGCCGTAACACTGATTCATGGTGCGACATACCGTGTGACGAATTGCCAGTAGTGCGGCATCCTCTGCATCCACTGCGCAGAGCGGCGCACCTTTCACGCAATAGTAGGTATTGTCACCGGGGTAGACCTTGGCGGGCCGTCCGCAGTCGTATGGGTTGGGAACATAGGCGAACATCGGCATTCCGGGAAACACGCTGGGGAACATATCGCCGATGCAGGCTTTCGGGGTTTTGGTGGTAGTGTCCATCTTTCAATCCTCCTGTTTGGTTTTTCTTCCTGCCTTTGCTTCATGCGGCGTTTGGCAGTTCATATAATGCCGGTCTTTCCCGGCTGTCAGCTAAGGAAAAGTATGGAGAGAAAAAGGGGCAGCGGGCTGTCAGAATCGAACTGACCGATGCTGTGAAATCTGCGCCAGCACCCGCACATGTACCCGGCAGGCGCGAACAGGTTTGCCCGCCGGGGGATATGGGAAAATCCCACTTAGGTGTCCGGCACCTCTGCGCGGCAGATCAGCGGCCCGCGCAGTGCCCGTTCAGTCGTTCGTACCCCTTTCTGCAAGATGCGTCCGACTGCTGGTAGCGGTCAGTTCTGCGCCGATACCGCCAAACGCGCATAGAGTTGTTATTGATGACACATTTCTTCACACCGCTTATAGCCTATGTCGTTCCGCAGCATGTCCGCATTTGTGACGGCCTGCGAAAGAATGCAGATTCGTGTGCAACCAGAAATCTGAATTTTATGGGACGAAAAGCCGTTCTTATAGTGCAGCACCATCCAACTGCCGCCGCCAGCCGTGCAGTTATAACCTTCCGAAACAGAATATTCCAACTTCTCAAATTCCGGCATACTGATGCGCAGCATTTCCGAAATACTGCGCATGAAGTTTTTAGTCGGCGGGCATCCGTGGCGGATGGCGGTGACAGCTTCAACAGCTGACGGCGGCATGATCTTTGCGGCGCGGTCTGCCTGTTCGGCTATGATGGTGAACAAATCGGCAAGGGCCTGCGTCTTGACGGTAAGGGCATCTATTTTTTCGTTAGCTTCGTCAGTGTTCAGCGTGACGGCAATTTCGAAATCTTTATTCATTCTGTTCCTTTCTTTGCACCCGCCAGGGAACGGCCACGGCGCTTGATGTTCTGATCGACAGTCTGCTGTGCCTTGGCGGCGCTGTACGCGCGGCATCCCTTGGGATTGAACGCGCCTGTATAGCCGCGTGCCAACTCTCTATATAGAGTAGCAAGGGAAACGTCCACCGCCGCCGCGATGGTCGGCAGTGGCGTTCCAGCGTCGTATAAAGTCGCAATAAGCTGTCGATCTTTTTGGGTGATTACCTTGTACTTCCGCATTGAAATTTCCTAAAGTTCCATATATAAAAATGATGCGAAAGAGCGTTTAATCTCTTTCGCATCTATTGTACCAGTCGCCGAAATCAAAAAAACTTGCAAAAACCTGTTGACAAAGGTCATACTACTTGCTATAATAATCAAGCTGTCTCGCGAGCTCAGCCCGCGGCGGCAGCCGCTGGAGCCTTTACCTACAGCTTGTACGCCGTTTTTTGAAGAAAACTTCTTCAAAAAACTTTCAGAAAACCTCTTGACAAACGAGAGAATCTGATATATAATATACAAGCTGTCACGGAAACGCGACAGCACAGTA